GCCTTTGACCGGCTTTCCGCCAGCTTCTCTCTTCATGGCATGGTAGGCAAGAAATAAGAGATCCGAAATCCCTATTCTTTCCTGCGCTTGCGAAATCGTGTATCCCGTCTTTGACTCCCACTTCGACCACTCCGGCGGTTGAGCCGTATAGGTTCCGAACTCTCCGGACATGTATTCGATTGTTATTGGTAGTTTCATCTTTGCTCCCGTTTCTGTTTTGTTAGCTGATTGTTAGAACTGGCGTATCTGAGACAAGCATTGTCCAAGTGTCCGTCTGTGCGTCTGGCGCTGTGCCACCTGCGTTCGGCGCTACTGGAAAGACATTGAACGCGAATGAAGCTCCGGTTGCGCTGACCATTACACAAGCAAGAGCCGTATTCGGCGCTTGAAACGCTGTCCACATAGCTTCAAAGAGAGACGATGTAGCACCCCAGTCGGCGAGTAAGCCGAGAGTAAGAGTCCATTGATCGTCGATGTGCTTGTAAGCTTTGCCATCGAGTGTTTGATAGGTCGTAATGACTGGCGCGTTACTAAGAACGGCGGAAGTCGTTTGTGCGTCGTAACCTGTTGAATTGATCGTCAAAGTGATCTGGCGACCTGTGACTATTGTTGTTGCCATTTTTGGAGCTCCTTAATTTACCTGTGTGTAGTAGGTCGAGACTGACAGATCCGCGACGAGCAAGTTACTCGCACCGACTGAAGTAATTGTCGGACGTTGAACGTCGCCGACGACGTATCCCGTTGGCATAGCCGCGAGAATGCTGATGATGAGTTTTTCTAGATTGTCAAGAGCTCCGGCGTTGGAGTTATAGGCAACGGCGGCGCTGACGACGAAATTGATTTTAACTTTGACAGATCCGGATCCGATCAAGGTACTTTCGAGATAGGGCGAATCCGGAACGATGACACACGCTGGCGGAATGACGGTTTCTGGAACCGTGGAATAAACCGACGCGGCGACTCCTGCGAGAGCTGTAGCCAACGTTCCGCGAACGTTTGTGGCGATTGATGTGGCTGTCATTGTGCCATCGTGGAAACGTCCACGTAACTTCCTAAAAGCCCTATGACACGATTTTGGAGTGATCTTCCCATTCTGAACGGCGACGGTTGAAAATCAACGCCTTCGATTTGTCCGCCAGCCGCCGTCACACTCTGGAAAATTTCAACCGAAACGATGAGAATGCTTTGTTCGATGGCTTCTGTGCTTGCGTAAAGAGTGGCGGCGTTGGCTCCGGATAGGTAAGCAACGCCAGCCGGAATCACGTTTCGGAGAATAACGTCCGCGTTTGTTTTGTCGGCTGTAAAGACGAATGATCGTTCGAATGATGGAAAAGGTAGCGCCAAGAATTCGACGTTATTGTTTGACGTCACGGTAATCGTTCCATTGAATAATGACGGAACGCAACCGGTAATAACGACGGATTGACCTTCGACGAAATGATGTGGGCGCTGAGTGATGTAGTAGGCGACATTGTTTGAAAGATAAACGCCAGCGACGGCGCTTTGATAAGCATTGAGTAATGGCAAGATTACCTGTTCGGCGCTGACGATAATGCCTTCGAGATATGCGTCCGAATAAAGAGAAACCGAAACGCCTAACACTTGGCGAAGCTGTGAAGCTGTGACAATGCTAGGCATTTCGGATCCCTTCGTCTGCTGGGCTAGATACGGGAGCGCACCTAGCCCATGATTAGTTTGTGCTTAGAATCAGACTTGATTCCAGCAAGCGCCGAATGGAATCTTCGGAGCGATTGCGCCGTAACCGTAGTAAAGAAGATCCACGGTTCCGTCGGATTGGATAGCTGTACGAAGTTGGAAACGTTGAGATTCGTACCATGTCCACGCGTCCGGATTAATAGCAACCATTGAGAAATCTCCGGTTGATGTTGTTGCTCCTGCGTTACCGATTGAACGGCTTACGTAGAGGTTAAGTCCGGGAGCGACATTTCCGCGAAGTGATTGTGCGCTTACTGATCCACCTGCGTTTTGAGGCTGTCCGGCTGTGTAAATTGGTCGTCCGTCCACGTTGTAGCCCATAAGGTTCGCCCATTGACCGGGAGAAACTACGAGATTCTGCGCGAATCCAAGACTTGAACTATAAACGGCGGCGGCGGCTTCTGCTCCGTAGGCAAGAAATCCTGCGGCTGTATTAGCGTGGACGGCTGTTTGTTGTCCAGCTCCGACGATTGTTCCGGTAGCGAACTCATCTGTGACTTTCGCATAAGCGAATTCGAGATTCTGAAGAAGTGCATTTATATAGCTGGGATCTGACCGGTCAATGAGTTCGACCGTGGAGATAGCACGTCCCTTGAATGACTGAACCGGGACCGAAATATAAGTCGCCGATAAAGATGATTCTGTGACGGCTGTATTTTCTGCGATATTAGCGACCGTAGGAACGGCGGTCACGCGTGGCAATTCGAAAGTCATGCCAGTCGCGATAAGAGTTTCGCGAGATAGAGCGTCGATCATTCCGCGATCGTTATTGGCGAGTGCGTTGATGATTGTAGTGCTCTGGAATGTTGGGATCATGCCCGGAACTGTTGAAGTCGTGTTATCTGCCGCCATTACATATTGACGAGAATCTTCGTTATGTAGAACGTTAGCCTTCAAGTAATGCTCTAGGTATTGCGCTTTGTTTGTAATCGGTGAACGTGGAGTCGTGTAAGCGACTGGAACGTGTCCGAGATTAACTGTTTTGGAAGCTTCAACCGTTTCGGTCGGAGCTTCTGGAACGGTTGGAGTGATTTCCATTTCTGTGTCTCCTTGTGTTGTTGGGATTGTTTCTTCTGTTTCCGTTGCTCCCGTTTCGGAATCAGAATTTTCGTTTTCACTTGCCGCGACTGCCACACGTGCCGAATCTATGGCGGGCTCTGTTACGAGTGAGACTTCTTTGAGAGAACTCGCGCTAATGGTGAGAACGCCGTCAATGTTTTCGTATTTGTCGGCAATAACTCCCACGGAAAATCCGTCGCGAGCTCCTTGACTTGCTTCGATGAGTGCGTCATTTCCGGCTGTCGTTGGCAAGATACGAAACGTCGCGTCGATTCCTTCTGGCGTTGAATGGTAACTGGAAAGAAATCCGATTGGCGATTCTCTTTGATGTTCAAGTAATAATTTCGTCTTGTCGCCGAATGTGATGGAGTTAGGTAGGAAAGAAGTTTCTCCGGCGCTTGTGGATCCCATTTCATTCCATGTCACAATACGACCAGAGATTTCACGTTTTGGAAAATCGGTAGCCGAAATCTTCATGGAGAAATTGACGGATACTGTTTCTAGTTTAGTTTTTTTCATAGTGCCATGTCCTCTTTCTTTTTGATTTCATCGACTGTAAGTACACCGATACGATTGAGAATGTCGTAAATTTGAACACGTTCCAGAGCTGATCCGCGAAGATAATCGTCAAGATCGAATTTTACTTCTTGCGAAGCCGGAACGAAATCATTGGGCATTCCCGTCATTGATAATCTTTGTTCGATGGAAGTCATAAGCGGACGCAAAGAAAAATCGACGAGAGATTCCCTCTGCGAATTGACGTTGGAATACGTCATGCTGGATCCACTCTCGGCGTCCACGTAATAAGCCGGGATTCCCGTAGCTCTGGCGAGCTCGGTCGAAACGTATGATCTCGCTTGATTGAGCTGTAATTTTTCGGGATCAAAGCCAAGAGTTTCCAACGTAACGTCCGCGTTAAGAAATGCCGTTCCGCGATTGCGACGAGCCGAACCCCAAGATTCGAGAAGCTTTGCGATTCTGTCGGCTGGTAAAGCTGTGCCATTAGATTTGAGAACCATTGTCGGAACCGGTTCACGCGCATACATTGTCGCCGCACGTTCCAATTCCGCGCCGGCGGATATTGTGCGACCAGCTCTATTAAGTAATCCTTCATCGTTTCCGTAGAAAACTGCCATAGCGCCGACGCCTTCATTCGGAACGGTGTATCCGTCCACGTAATAGCCTTCAATTTCTGTGCCGAGTGCGTTTGTTTTAATTGTGACACGCGCTGGATCAATTCTTTCGGCGGAACGAATGCGATACGTGTCCGCATAAATTTCAAGAATGCGAAGATAACCGACACCGTGGAAAAGTAAATCTTCCGCGAGAAATGCGTAAGTTGCGGATCCGGGAATGCGTGGATCCGGTTGATTGATAACACGTGGCGGCGTTTCGACTTCTTTTCCGTCGGCTTTTGTTCGTACTTTTAACGGGAGCGAAGCGATTGAAGAGCAGATAATTCCTCTAGCGCGAGCGACCGTTGGAACCGACATGGCTTCGGCGCGTGTAGCTACAAGACCAGCGTTAAAATTTACATATAACGAATTAATATTATTGATCGGAGCAAGAGACGCGGAAACGTCATAAGTCGGAGAATCGACCTTGACGTTACGCGTAAATAATCCCATAGCCTAAGTCTAAGGTAGAGCCTTACACCTATCCGACCATAATGTCCGTCTCTGTCTCTGGGCGTGTCGCGAAATGTGTGGCGAGCGCGGCGGCAACGCTGGCGCACACGGCGACACTTGACGCTCTTCTTCCTATGATCCAACCGCCATCACCATATCGAAGTCGAACGGCGGATAAGACTTGCTTCGTGAATTCTGGATTCTTATTGTGAATGAGACGTTTTGATGTAATCGCTCCGAGAAACTCGTCGCAAGCCTGACCGTATGCCGCACCGTCCACGTCCATCACCGGAATTCCGGCTGGCTGTAATCGCGCGGCAACTGCGGCGGACGTGCGCTTGGAAAAGACGACGAATTCGATGGGATATTTTCTGGCATAGGGAGCGACGTCATTAGCGATGGCACGATCATCAAGTGAAATCGGATTGTGCCATGTGTGAAGAAGTTTGACCGTGAAAGTGTCGTCGAAATTCTTCTGAGCTCCAACGAGAGCTCCATCGCGGCGATCCGGTGAGAGATCAAGTCCGAGCCATGTCAATTTTTCCACGTCTAGGTCGGCTCCTTCGACTCCACATTCTTCCCATTCTTTCGCCGGGATTGCGCTCTGAATAGTGTGAACCCACCGACACAAGACTTCCGTCTGGACGACTTCCGGCGGATCATTGAGAACGGCGCGAATATTGTCTGCGTGAATTGTGTGACCGAGCGCCGGATTACTTGCGATCCAGTTTTTCTCATCGTCTATCTTGTCACTATGGGCTGACCATTCGGCGTAAAAGATATCGTCGTTCGCGCCAGCCGCCGAAGCCATTCCGCGTTCACGTAATCCGTTGAGAATGAGCGACGTATTTTCTCCGGCGTTGGAGAATGTCCAGAGTTGAGGATTTTTAGCCGCCATCATTGTATAACGCATAGCTGACCACGCCTCGTGATCGCGTAGCTCTCGCGTCTCGTCCATGTACACCGTCTCCGGCTTAGCGAATCCTCTCGACGCCGCGTTCGCCGCCTTGACCACGTACCGGCAACCATTGAGAAGCTGAATTTCCTCGCTACCGCCAGCCCACCGAACTTTCTTGACCTGTTTAGCTAGTGAATCATTTCCGTCGATGATATTGACGATGTGTTTGAACGTTTCGAGCGATGTAGTGAGCACGTGAGCGGATCCAAGCTGTAAAGGTTCCGACCATAGGAAGAGTCGCGTCACAATTTGGGCAAGCATGATCGTACTT